TCGAATGCAGAAGCACCCTTGTAACCAACTACGAAGAATTGGCTGTTAGAAACGTTAGAAGTGTATGGGTCAACATAAACTTTGTACTTACCGTTTAGAACACCAGCGACTACCTATCTTACGATAGGAGTCTAACCGATTACAGCAAGTTAGTAACTTTAACTTTACGGTAGTAGTAGTTTGCGTTCGCAGTCAAATTGTCTTGACCAGAAGTGCCATCATCCAAGTTAACGAATGGGTTAGCAACTAGACCGTAACGAGTCTTGAAACCAATCTTTGGTTGGAAGCTGTTTGGATCAACAGCACGAACCATTTGCAATGGAACGTATGGGCAGTAGAACAAACCAGCGTCGAATGCAGAAGCACCCTTGTAACCAACTACGAAGAATTGGCTGTTAGAAACGTTAGAAGTGTATGGGTCAACATAAACTTTGTACTTACCGTTTAGAACACCAGCGAAAGTAGTAGAAGTGTCATCTACAGTCAATGCGTTCTTACCAGTGATACCAGATTGGTAATCAAGAACACCAGCCATCGCCAATGCAGACGCAACGTCAGCAGAAGTGATGATGATGTTACCACGTCCACGACGTGTTTGTTGACCGATAGCGTTGGCTTCACGTTCGATTTGGAACATTAGACCTTTGAACTTTTCAACAGACCAGCGACCGTTAGAGTCAACGTCCAAGTCGAAAGTACCTTGAGTAGCAGTACCAACTGCAGCACCAACTTTAGCAGTGTTGTAGATTGTACGGATAACTTCACGGTTGATTTCAGCCAAGATTTCTGTAGACAAGATGTTAGACAACTCGCCTTCAGCATCCAAACCATGCACAGACTTCAAGTCTTGTGCCAACTCGATAGAGTATTCAGCCTTCAAAGCACGAGTCTTAGCAACAACAGATGCCTTCTCGATAGAGAATGCCATTTGAGCGAAAGAACCGTCACCAGAACCGCCTTGACCTAAACGCTCAGCAGCTACAGTAGAGATACCACGACCAACTGCATCAGAACCGCCTAGAGCAGAACCAGCAGAAGCGTCAGTACCGTCACCAGAGAAACCAGAGTTAACTTCGTTGAACAATGCTTCAGTACCGTTTTGAGTAGTGTAGCGAGACTTCATAGCGAAGATCAAGCCAGTTGGTTGAGTCATTGGTTGAACACCAGCAACATCATAAGCGATCAATTGTGGCATCGCACGGCGAACCAAAGAGATCAATACTGGATCGAAACCAGCAACACCACCAGTAGCACCGCCACCAACAGTACCGATTTGACCGCCAGTACCGTTTGTAGGAGAACCTTCAAACAATGCTTCGGCTTGCTTAGCCATTTCGCGTTCTTGGTTTTCCAAAAGAACAGCAGTAACTTCCTTACGGTAGTTATCTTTAATTGGGGCAGAACCTTCGTGGTTCAGAACTGGTGCCCACTTTTCCATTAATTGTTGACGTGTTGTCATTTTATATTTCCTTTAAAATTTTTATTTGTTGAGAACTGATAGGTATGCAGACATCTTAGGGTCAACTGTTTTCACAGTAGTACCTTCAGCCAACATCTCTACTGGTGCATCAGTAACCACAGATTGCTCTGCGATTGTTTTTGTTGTGAAGTAATTTTCACGAATAGTCTTCAACTTTTGTTCGAAAGACGCTTCATCTTCGAAAGATAGTTCTTCAACCAAACCTAAGAATTTCTCTTGTTCAGTATCAGTCAAACCTTCAGAGATAGACTTTACCAACTGAGCTTGCTTAGACTCAGACAGGCTCTTAGAAAGAGCGATGTTAGCTTCTAGTTGCTCGTTTAGTTTTGCTTCGAGTTCAGCAACTGTGTTTTCCATTTCACCAAGAACGTCGTAACGCTCTTCTGGAATTTCAACATAGTGTTCTTCGAATAGGTCTTTCATACCAAGGATAAAACTCTCCATGATTTCAGACTTCATACCACGCTCAAGGGCGATTTCATTCTGTGCAATCCACTGCTCGGCAATATAGCCAAGGTATCCATCAACTTGTTCAACAATTCCCTGTGTATTCTGCTCAACTTGCTCAGCAAGTTGAGCTTCGAATTCTTCTTCGATACGTGCTAGCTCTTCAGCAACACGTGTAGTGACAGCAGCTTCGAAAATGGTAGTCGCTTTTTCGCGGAACTCTTCAGAGAGTTCTTCACCATTCATAAGTGCGTCGATATCTTCTTTAACGCCTTTAACGGCATTACCTTTACGTACTGGAGATTGGTCACCATTCTTTGGATTCGCAGAACCCTCTGGTGCCTTCTCAGCATCTTTTTCATCTTCTACGTTATTGCGTGCGCTGTCTGGGTTAGCAGCAGGTGATTGTGCTGGAACAGCATCACCTTGACGAATAACTGATTGATCGCCAGCATGTGCATTACCAGTAGTAGAATCACTACCACCTTCTTTGCCTGCAAACTTAGCTTCATTTAACTTTTTAGATTCTGCCAAAATTTCGGCAATTTTTTGTTCGATTGACATCGTTTTCTCCTGTAACTGGATAGTTCTGTTATTTATTTATTATTTATCTGATTTTACTCAGAAAGTGTTGGAAAGCCTGAATCTTTGCTTCCTCTAGGTTTCTAGAAGAAGTTCTCTTAACGAAAGATCTTACCTCTTCGATATTTTGTTCCACAAACTTTCCATCAACAAAAATCCACTCTTTGCCCTCCATAATACCACGAACGAATGCGTCAGGGGCAGATGGGTCTGCTACAATATCAGCAGCAGTAGATAACATAAAGTCATCTTGAACAACGTTGATTCCCTCATTATTCATTTTGAGAGAACCCATGGCTCTTGAAGAAACACCAAGATTTGCACCACCGTCTAATAGACCACGAGCAATTTGTCCCATTGGAGTTTCTAAAATCTTTGCTTTACCGATCCAGTTAGTACCTTCTTTACGAAGATCAACGATCAGGTGAGACACACGATCCAAATTGATGGATGGAGTATCTGGGTGTCCTAGTTCACCGTATGCACGGTTAGATTGAACAGATTCTTTAAGGTAACGACCAACTTCACGATCCATGATACCTTCTTGGTACATGCGCTTGTTGCGGTTAACAATATTTGATTGTAGAAAAACACCTTCAATAAAGTATTGTTTACCTTTACCTAATTTCTCTTCAACAATAAGTTTAGTCTCTTCGACTGTTTCTCTAATCAGCTTCATATTTAAACCTTATCTGGAGAACCATTTAGTGTGGTAGAAGCACCAACACGGCTTTCGTCGTCGTAAGCACCGTATGTAACAGTCTCAACTTTAGTGTCCCATCCAGCGACTTTACGTAGAACCAAATAACCAGTGACGGCTTTAGCTACATCATTTGTTACAACAATGTCTGCTGTGTTGTTAGTATTATCAGAAATGCCGATGGAGTTTAGGTCTAACATTGGAGCGTTTTCTGGAGCACATGCGATAATGTTTTTACCGTCACGAACAATACGGAGACCAGCTCCAAGTTCGCCTGTAGAAACAAACTTAACGATATTAACCTTCGGAGTACCACCAACTGTCAACGCTTGAGTAGCAGCACCCAATGTGTTAAGAGCCAACGTACCAGACTCAGCCGCGACTGTGTCGAAGTGTACGATAACTTCTTGGTTTGTATTTTTAACTGTTGTGAAAATTACAGCCATCTTTATTCCTCTATTTGTTCAAGCACAGATAGAAAGTTCTCTTTGGACTCTCTCATGTACTCAATAATCTCTGTTTGATTACCTAATAACTTATTTAGGCGTTCTTGCGTTTGCTCGCTAATTGCTACAATGCTATCATCAGCAAGCACATAATGCAGTTTACCTTCAACAATTCTATCAAGTTTATTCAGAGCACGAATGTCTTGAACAACTGGGTCAACACTGAACATATTGGAAGAAGCAAGTTGGATATATGTTTCGATTAACGTATCTGTGACTTTAACATCGTGGTATTCTTTAATGATACTAGCGACTTTAGCGTCTGATATTTCTTCGTATAGTTCTTTTGAGACTTGTTCTTCTATCTTTTGCGCAGTGTATTCTTGTTTAACGTCGAGCCTTGCTTCTTCCAAAGACTTGAACTTTGTTGGTTCACCATCAATTGTTACAGTACCGTCAACCATTTCAATTAGGCGACCATATGAGCGGAGAACTTCTCCGCTGTGTAGTTTACTGGTGAACTCGTTGTAATTCATTTTTTAGATTGTTCTGGGTGTTTAGCGTAGTATGCACCAAGAGCCATCTTGATACGTTCTTTCTTAGACTTACCTTCGAAGCGAGGGTCATCGCTATGAACGAAGTCTTTGATAACTGCGCTAGTTGGAGTCTTAGCAGTAATAACTTCATCCAACTGTTCTTCAGTCATTGTTTCAACAGACTCAGCAGTGATCATTGGATCTGATACTTCAGTTGGAACAGATACGAACATATTCTGTGCCACTGTAACACGCATATCGTCTAGCTTAGCAGAAATCTTTTCTGCCATTGCAGCTTGGAATGCACCCTCTAAAGCAACTGCATCTTTCTGAAGCATTGCTGTTACTAATTGTTGTGTAGTTTCACTCATTTCATTTTCCTTTCGGTTTATCTTCTGGTTCAGGTGGTTGATTATCATCCATCTGTGGAGCATTGTAAGCCATATAATTATCGCTAGCAGCTTGTCCAACAGCAGCCAATGTGCCATCGAACTGAGCATTAGCCATATGGTAATCTTCTTCAGCGTCCATTTGTTTCTGCATCTCAGCGATGAGTTCTTCATCTTGGAACAGAATGTTTTCTTTGATCCATTGCATAGAGTAGAACTTACCAATGTATGGTTCTACTTGTTGTAGAGCACCAAGACGAGCCATAAGGATTTCATTATCCTTTAGTTCAGCATAATGGTTATCTTCAACGAAGTCATAACGGATGTCTTGTTTGATGTCTTCCCATTCATCGGCGCGAATAATATTCTTTGCAATCATCTGAACACGTAATGCATCTGTGAACAGATTAGCAAAGTGTTTACGTAGACGAGCAACGAACTTATGGAACTTAATCTCATCACGAGAGATTTCAGTTGCACGACCGATTGAGAACCCTTGTTGTTCTTGCATACGACCAACAGGTACGTTCAATGCGTGGAACAATTTGTTCTGGAAGTATTCGATGTCTTGAATGTCGCCGAGATTCTGACCACCTGGAAGTGTAGTAATCTCAGTACCCTTACCACCTTCACGACGTGGCATCCAGAAGTCTTCCATCATTGACATATGCTTACGGTCATCACGAACTTCACCAGTAGTAGCATCGTAAACTATCTTATTACGGAACTTGTTCATAATGTCAGTTACATACTGTTCGGCTTTAACCTTAGGTAAGTTACCAACGTCAATGTAGAAAATTCTACGTTCAGGGGCACGACTAATACGATAGATGACCATAGAGTCTTCGATCATCTTTAGTTGGTTTACTGGCTTGATTGCTTTGTGTAGGTATGACAACATCATACCAGTGTTAGCATCTAGGTAACCAGAAGGAGCATAAACTACTGAGTCGAGGGATAACTTAACACCCTGTGTAGTTTGCTCTGTAATTCCTTTGTCATTGAACAGATAGTACTCTTCGATCTGCTTAATGATTTCAACACCCTTAGGAGAGCGTTCTTTAATAACGTTCTTGATGCGACGAATCTTGCGTGGATCAATGTAACGTAATTCTGCGATACCGTTCTTTGGATTCTTTTCATCCAAAAGGATCTGATAGTAGAGGCGACCATCAACGTACCAAGTACGGAATAGATCGTGTCCACGGAAATCTAGTTTGATAAGTTTCAACACAGTTTCGAACTCATCACGCATCTTCTTCTTGATAGATTCAGATACTTCTACATCGTCTAAATTGATGTTTACAGACTTACCTTTTTCATCAACGATAATTGCTTCGTTTACGATGTCTTCAATAGCTGAATCACAATCGCTGTACTGAGCAACTTCACGATAACGACGAATGAGGTCATTTTCATTCTTAATGACCCCATCCAAGTCCATAACCATACCATAGTAACCACCAGCATTAACACCAGTGTTTACTACAGTTGAGCCATCTCCTGCCGAAGGAGAGACAACGCTCCCGATCGGCAGTTCTTTTTTACGGCTTATTTCAAACCCAAAAAATTGCATTATATAACCTTCAGTTTATTATAGAGGGATAGAGCCAACTGGAGTATCAACGCTAACGTTAACACCGAATCCAGAAGAAGCACCAGTAGCAGAAGTGAAGAAGTTGTATGTGAATTCCACATCAAACTGTTCAATTGCGTTTTGTTGCTCGTAGTCTAAACCGATAGCACCGATAGCTGTAGGGAAAGCATCAACGAACTTGTAAGTCTTAATGATGCCACCGTTACGATCTAGTTGGTGGATTTGCAAGTCAACTTGATAGTCAGAAGGATTAACACGACCGTTAGTAGTGTCATAGTTCTGGATACCAGATTGCCATTGTTCTAATGCGTTACGAATACCAAAAGTAGTATCGTTATAGATTGTTACAGTCCATGGTTGGAATGTACGTTCACCAGCAAAGTTAACTGGGCGTCCCTTAAACAAGACTGGAATAGTCTCGATAGTTGACGCAGGTAGTTGAGCAGCCTTACACAAGAACTGTGCACGTTGTCCAGCTACCGCACCCAATGTAACGAAGGATGGGAATGTTAGTTCGGCACGGAATTGGTTAGGGCGAGCGCCCCCGCCAATCATCTGTGACTTAAAATCAGCAATATTTGCCATTTAAATTCTCCTTATTCTTTCTTATTTATTCTCTAATTAAGCACCTAATTCGCTGAAGCTAATGCTAGAACGAGCAGCCACGAAGTTTAGAGTAATAAAGTTGATAGAACGGTTTGGCTTAACGAAGATGTCAGCAACAAAGTTGTTAGAGTCAATTACTTGACCAGTGTTGTTAGACTCATCGCACTTAACAGCGAAATCTGTAATACCACGACGACCTTGAATGTCACGTAGGAATGGCTCGATCAAGTTCTTGAACTGAGCGCGAGTGAATGGATCGTTGAATTCGAACAATTGATACTTAGCAGCAGTAGCGATAGCTTTTTCCATAACAATGAACAAGCGACGAACGTTGATACGATCGAAAGCAGATGGCTTAGCCAACAATGTCTTGTCACCGAATAGAACAGTACCTTCTCCTGGGAATGTAACGATTGGGTTTACACCAGCTTTGTACAGGATATCGCGATCTGCTTTAGTTGGATTGTGAGCCAACTTAACAACGTTCTTGATTTGACCACGGTTTAGACCAGATGGAGAGAACCATGGGTCGTTAGTGTAATCAGTGCGTGCACATAGACCAGCAGTGTCACCGTTCAATGGGATCCAACGATACTTATCGTTGTAACGGTCATATTGGTACTTGAAGCCAGAGTCAAGAACAGCATAAGAAGTGCTTGGTAGAGCATTACGGTATGCAACAATCTTGTCAGTAGCGTTAGAACCTGTACCGATGATTGGTTCACCAGTAGAAACGTTTTCTGCAGAAGCAAATACAACGCAGTCCAAACGAACTTCAGCAACGTTACTGATAACGTAGTCAACAACAGCAGCAGAAGCCTTACCCATTGGAATCAATGATACGTCATATTGAGCATCATCAGCAAACAAAGAGTAAGCAGTCATCAATTGGCCATCAGTAGCAGTAAGGTTATCTACACCACCAGATAGTGAACGAGTAACAGCAGAGCCAAGAGTAGCAAAAGTTGTAGACTGAGCAGCAGCACCCCAGTTAGTGCCACCAACAGGGTGATCCATCCAGTAGATGTATTCAGAGTTTGTGTTGATAACGTTCTTGTAGTAGTTATTTGTACCGTCAGACTTCTTAGCATCAGATGCCTTAGAAGCAAACGCAAATTTTTCTAGAACAGTTCCTGGAATACCAGTCCATGCGCCACCTTCGTCAACAACGATAACGTGAACTTCATCATTAGTACCATTAACATTAGCAGCGTATGTAGATGTGCTTGGAGCAGCATCGAAGTTAGATTTATAAGCAACATTCCATGCAGTCCAAGTAGCTGAGTCAACGATAGAAACTGCAATAGAGTTACCTAAAGTTCCTGGGAAACGAGCAGCAAATTCACCAACAACACCTTCACCATTAGAGAAAGATTGTAGGTAAACGTCAGAGTTGTTAATCTTAACACCACCGACTGTAATTTCAGCAGTAGCAGTAGCAGTTGTTCCAGAATCTGGATCAGCCACAGTAACTGTTGGAGCAGAAGTGTAACCAGTACCAGATTCGTTGATAACGATACCAGTAACAGTAGAAGCAGAGATAGAAACAGATCCTACAGTAGCACCTGCACCAGTAGCAGAAACGATCTGAACTGTTGGAGCAGAAGTGTAACCAGAACCAGCTGTATCGATAACGATAGCAGTAATAGCGCCACCAGAGATAGTTGCGTGAGCAGTAGCAGTAGTACCACCAGCAACTTGTGGAGCAGAGATGTTTACTGTAGCTGAAGCATAGTTAGCGCCACCACCAGAAACAGCGATACCAGTAACGCCACCACCAGAAAGACGAGCAGTACCAGTAGCTTGAATGCCACCAGCAATGTCTGGAGCAGAGAATGCTACTTCTGGAATAGAAGTATAACCAGAACCTTGGTTGCCTACAGAGACACCAGTAACAGTACCAGTTTGAGTTGCAACAGCGTTACGTTGTGTAGCAGTGTCAGCACGGCTAACTAATAGGCTATTTGTATAAGACAGGAAGTTTGCTGCAGTAAAGAAAGATTGGGCATTGGCGTCTTGTGGCTTACCGAATAGACGAACTAATTCGTTCTCGGAAGTGACAGATGTAGGAGCCAAAACTGGACCCCAAGCAAACGCACCAGCAAAAGCTCCACGTGAGCTAGACACGGCTGGAACGATTGATGAAAAATCTTTTTCTACGACTGCAACGCCTGGAGATAATTGGAAAGGCATTGTAATTCTCCTTGTTAATAAGTTTTTACTTTAGACAGAAAATCGTGTCTACATTTTATTTAGTTTTTACAAGTTTTCAACTCAGAAATTCAATGGCTCGGCATCGCCGTCTCCATTATCATAGAATCCGAATGGCGTCAGTTCCTCTTCGATAGCTTGCATTTGTTTCTTATACATAATTTCGCGGAGGTTTACATTATTTAGCTCTTTGAAATATGGGTTAGTTGTGAGCCAACCAAAGAGAACCAAGGGCATTACCAAGTCATCGTGATAACCTTCGTCTGCTGCATATGACCCCTTAACCTCAATAAACGTGGAGATCTCAGAGATTGTATCAGCATCGTTGACAATCAGCTTATTTTCTTCGACCATCGCTTTGAAGTTGTGACATCCAATGCGTTTGACCTTTTTGTCAGTGTTCACACCCAGTTGAGTTTTACCTCCACCGAAGCCACCACCGATATATTGACCATTTGTTTGACGGTTGACCATTAGAATGTTCTCGTATTCGAGTTCACTATAAAGGATGTGAGCAACCTGTTCACTAATGTTCGTTTCAATTAAGATATATGCCTCATTGTATTCCTTACCAATCTTGTATAAAACGTTAGGATACAATAGGGGACTAATCTCGTTATTTCTATACTTACCAACAATTCGGTAAGGTACTTCTGTGATGTCGATAATCTGGAAGGCAGAGTGGTCTCCACCAACACCCTTAGCAACGTCAGCAATAATACAGTATACGTGTCCAGCAGATGGACGAACGTAAATATCTAGACCATCTTTCTGATAGATGATTGGGTCTACAGACATTTTAGCGATAACATCGGCGTTAACCAGTGTTAAGCTAGAACCCAAGAACTTACATACAACCTCTTGATTGTACTTGAGTTCACCGAGCATAGCCTTTTGTTCAGCTGCCCACTTCTCATCACGACCTGGAATTTCCCAGTAAGGAATGAATAGTGGTACGAATCCGTTACGTCCATTCTCAGCATCATTCCAGAATTTCCAGAAGTGATTGTAACCAAGTGGCGTAGAAGATAAAAGAATCTTTGTTGTTTGACCCGCAGAAATAGTAGGGTAAACAGAAGTAAAGAACTGTTCAGCAACAGTGTTTGGAATAATCGCAGCTTCGTCAACGTACAATAAGTTTACAGACTTACCACGAATACCAGAAGCAGACGTCGCTGCAGTGAATACCTTAGAGCCGTTCTCTAATTCGATGTCACCTTTGTTCCAAGTTGTAACACCTTGTTGCAACCACATTGGAAGAGCCTCGTACATAGTCTGATAACGATCCAATACTTCACGTGCAGCAGTGGCTTTGTTAGCCAAAATCGCTACATTTTTGTTTGATTGGAATAGAGTGTACCAGAGAATGTAGGCGGCAGAAGTAGTAGTCTTACCCTGTTGACGCCCTTCCATAAGAATAACACGACGGTTATTATGGATGACATTGATTTTGTTTTTCTGACAATCATATAATGCAAACTTAATAAGACCATGGTCAAGAGAAACGATATAGCAGTAGTTCTCAATAAAGTAGATCGGGTCTTGAGAACACTTGATATACTCTTGAACCTGTTCAGGAGTAAATTGTACCTGAACACCAGCTGCCTTTAAGTTCGCGTTTGAATTATAATTTTCTGCCATTAGAAATTGTTCATCCAGCTCTCGTTGGATACTGTTACTGTAGTTGCGTCACCCTGTGCGGTATATACTCTATTCGGAGCATTAAAGTTCTCGTTCTGACCAATGTTAGCATTAACCTGAGTGATGACGTTTTTATCAGAGATTGGACCATATAGGTTCATCTTCAATTGGAAATTCAAAGTGTGTATGACAAAACGACGATCTTGAAAAGATCCATCATAGTTATCTTCAACTTGAACGCTCTGTAAAACGATAGGCACATCAGATTGAATGCCCATCTCTGGGATAGAATTGATTGTTAGAGTATACTCAGGTGTGAACGTTGGAAGAATTTGTTCCAAAATCTGTAGACCATCTTCTTGAGTCTTGGTTAAGATATACAAAGACATATCAAGATTGTAAGGTACTGGAGTATACACAGTCGGTTGAGATGTGCCAGTGCCAGATTTAACTTGCTGCATACGATTAGTCTTACGAGAAGGGTCGTAGTTATAGCCAGTAATCTCGAACGACATTCTTGGTAGAGTCGTGTAAGTATTATTCTCTAGGTTCGGATCCCCATCTAAACGAACAATCCATTTTTCTTTTGGAGCGTATGCTAATGGAATCTGTAAACGCTGTGCAGTCTGACCAGTAACAGAATCACCTTGTTTGCGATCGATATAGATGTCACTGAATAGTCGTCCGAAAGCGACAATGCTTTTACGAATGATGCCGTGATAGTAGATATTTCCGTTAAGCATTATTTAATCTCACCGAATGGATTGGTTTCATCGAAGTTTATTACCGAAGCAGCTTCTTCTTTAAAGCTGTTGTTATCTCCATATGAGCTAGGTACATCGATGTTAGCTTGGATAATAGCAGTAGCTGCTGCTCCAATACCATCACCAACAATGTCTAATACAGGAGGTGTCTGGTAATGATTGCCTACATTCTGAATAGTGATACTTGTTATCTGCCCATTGCTAATAACTGGTGTTAATACTGCTCCATATCCAGAACTACTTGTTGTATTAACAGTTGCATTGGTATAACCAGACCCATTTGAAGTCATAACAATCTGAGTAATCTGACCATTAGGGTTTCTTGTTGTATTTGTGTTGAATGTCTTTAGTGACTCGAACGTGTCAATAGCAGGGATACCAGTATCAATAGCTTCAGAAGCATACTGGAACAATTCAATTTGTAGCTTGTAAACATACAGCTTACCCAACTGATAGAATGGGTCTTGGTGTTGTACGAATTTGATTTCGAACAAACCTTTTGATAGTGGGAAATAGATTAAGTCACCTTCGTTCGGACGAGAAGGTACAGTTGTTACACCGTAGCGACCAACAAATTGTTCCCAACGACGACGAGCAACAACCAACGTGGCAGACTGTTCGACCATTAAACCAAACTTCTGGATGAATGCACCTTGTCCACCGAAAGAGTCGACGTTCTCGAAATACATCTCAATAGGGAATGCAGACTTGAATTCTGATAGGCGGTCTTCACCAAGAATCTCGTCTTTTGAAACTAATGTTCTTGGAATGTACATAACCTCGTTGCCGTATATACGTAACGATTCAATAATCAGGTCTTCGACTAGAGACTGTTCGCCTCTAGTGCCCTGTGTGAAATAAACATTAGTTGTTGACATCTTAGCCCATCATAAAGTTTAATGGCGCAGACTTGTTTTGCAATTCGTCTTCTAGTTGAGCGATCTCAGTTGTAGCTTCAAGATATAGTTTATCGCCATCCAATGTAACACCACCTGGAAGTTGGATACCAGAAAACTTCTTAATGTTTACAGCCCACTGTTTCTTAATCAAAGCAATAACATAACGCTTTAACCAAGCCTCATTCCAGATCTTAGACCATTGGGCGGGATCCATTGCTCGGTAGCATTTGATAATGATGTAATCTCCAAACTGTACATCAGACTGCCAGTTAATATCGAGATACATACGGTCTTGTAGACGGTTGAATCGGAAATTGTTCTTACCGTTTAGAGTCCAGTCTAGCAAGTCCAAGTGTTGCATAACTGTTGTGTAGTAAATGATAGATGTAGATGTTAAATCATACAAGTCATTCAAACGCAACTGGTACTGTAAGTCGAAAATGTTCTTAGAAGATGATGCTTGTCCGATAGAAAGTACATCAGTAATACCATAGACATAGTCTGGGATATTGATGTAACGATTATCATATTCACGTGGAGTGATAGAAACTGTAGTTGCAGTCACTGTTGTGCCGTGGATAGCTTCACCTGGAATAAATGTACCAACGATGTTCTTAACTAGCAATAGAGTGCCAGCAGACATACGTTGTGATTCGCGAGTTACGGTAGCTTTAGCTCCAGAAGTAGCGCCAGTGATATGTTCTTCTAATTTAAACTGACTTGCGACTGGGTCAGTTAGAACGATCTCAGAAGCACGAATCTGCTGCTTTAGATAAATCTCTTCAACACCTTCGTAATGGTACAGACGCCAGTAATCCAGAGCTTCGTCAATACGATCTTCGATCTGGTCATCGTCCACGTTGATTTCGAGAACAGGAGCACCGAGTGCTCTCAAAGCATACTGCTTTAGTGATTCTCGTGATGTTGGAATTGCCATATTAGTTTCCTAGCTTAGCTTTTAATTCTTCGATTTGTTTTTGTTGTTCTTTGATAGCTTCAATCAACAATGGTACAATACGATCGTACTGAACTGTCATATACTGTGGGTCGATAGGAGCTGGAGCAATAACTTCAGGTAATACTGCTTTAACTTGTTGCGCTGAAACCCCGACTTGCTGGATAGAAGCATCATATCCTAAAGCAACAGCAGTTTCGTTCGCGTGGTAATGGAAACCATCTAGAGAAAGAACTTTCTCTAGAGCGTTTTCGATCAAACCAGTACGGGTCTTTAGACGATCATCTGAGAAGTAAGCAGCAATAGTAGTTGTTGCTGTAATGTTACCAGTAACTGTTAGTGTACCAGTAATAGTTGGAGAAGCAGACAAAACTACGCTACCGCTACCAGTAGATGTAGTTGTACCAGTGCCGCCGTTAGCAACAGGTAATGTACCAGTAACACCAGTAGTTAGTGGAAGACCAGTACAGCTAGTCAACGTACCAGAAGATGGTGTGCCAAGAACAGGAGTTGTGAGTACTGGGCTAGTTAATGTTTTGTTTGTTAATGTATCAGTGGTAGCTTTACCAACTAATGTATCAGTTGCTGCTGGTAAAGTCAGAGTACCAGAAGCAGCAGCTGTTGCAATCAAACGAGTAGTACCAGAAGTAGAACCTGCAAAGTCGATTGGAGTGTTAGTTAATAGACGTGTATAGTTCCAACCACCTTGTTTAGCTGCTGCAGTGCCTGCTGCATTTTCGGCAAAGAATTCCAATTCGCCGTTAGATGCACCAGCAGATGTTTCTGCACGAATATATGTAAATTTGTCTACAGAAGAAACACCGCCAAGAGAAGACCACGCACCTGACGCATAACCTTCAAAACCAACAGTATCAGTATTGTAACGAACCATACCAACAGCTGGAGTCGCTGGGCGCTGAGCAGTAGTACCTACTGGGAGTGTCCAGTTACTATTGCCAGTTGCAGTTAAAATATCTAGACCACCAATAGAAGTAGCAGTAGCACCAAGTGCGACTGTAGTAGAACCAATAGTAACTGCACCAGCTGCCCAAGTAGGAGCATAACCAGCACCAGCCGACTTCAAGAATGTGCCAGCAGCACCAGCAGTAATGAACGTAGTTAGGGATGTATCTGATTGAATAACTAACTGTCCAGCAGAACCACCAGCAATGTTAGTAGCAGTAGCAGCAAGAGCAGATGTACCAGCAGAGATAGAAGAAGCTGACACCCAAGTTGGAGAGTTAGTACCACCAGATACTAGAATCTGACCAGAAGTACCAGCTGCAGTTAATGCCAAACCAGAAGCACCAGAGTATGCAACAGCACCAGCTACTGCAGAAAGAGCAGAACCAGTACCACCGTACCCTAAACCAACAGCAGAACCCTGCCAAACAGAACCTGTACTGAATGTTTTATTCAGTGCTGTTTGCGCAGAGATGTTGTTAAGCATGGTAGCACCGCCACCAGCTGTAGTACCGTCGTGTAGACGGATGGTTTTAAGATCGGTATCAACAGAAATTTCACCAGCTGCGCCAGTGAACGCATTGTTCTGTGTTGTTGTACCTCGTCTAAATTGTACTTGTGTTGACATAGTTTTCCTCTAATTCGATATATTTAGGCTTGTGCTTCAGACCAGAACAAGTTTACGTTAACGTTCGAAGCACTACCACTCGAAGCGATGTTCTTAACAACAACAGCTAAAACGTCTGGACCATCTGGATAGTTTGAGTAACCACCGATGGCAGAGTTTGTTAATTCCTTCAAGTTCTTCAAGTCAATCTCAGCGAAACCAGCTGGCTGACCAAGTGTTGAGAAGTTTTGCTCACCTGGAGTTGCTGCAGTAGTAGTACTCGTAGAAATCTGAGCAAATGATGGTTGAGAACCAAGTGCTGCTGTGTTAACAGCTTGCCAAGTTAGTGTTGATGCGTCAATGTTACCTGGATTCAAGATACCATATACCTGAACAGGCACGTCTGATTGAATCTGTAAGTTTTGTAGCAGTAACTGCGAACGGTTAATTAAGTCACGGTCTCCGAACGCGCCAGCAATTGAGTTTGATACAGATGGAGCTAAACGCAAGAAGAATGCAGTTTTAGACTGTCCACCAGCAAGTGTAATACCTGTTGCAGCGTAGTTGAAGTAGTAACCACGATCTGAGTCAAAGTTACCGTCCATAATATAAGAAGAACCCCAGTGGTTAACAACGGGAGAGCAAGTACAGCTGATTAAAGTTACAGCGTTGTATCCGTTACCAACAGCATGGACTGCAGCAGAACCAGCAGTAAATGTCTTATTAGAACCACCAACGAACATCGTAAATGACGCGCCACGTGTAAGACCTGTTAGTGTATTGCCAGACTTACCTGTATACGCAATACACTCGTTTTCTACCATAACTACACCACCAGTAGAAGGGAAACGTGTAGCATCTACCAGATCCATACTTGTAGCAGTATTAGTCATTGAGTTAGCTAGACGATCACGAGCAGATTCATTGATAGCTTGGTAACGCACAGCAGAGTTACCTGAACGCATATACGCTTCATCGTTCACGTTGTTTTGTTTCATACGATGAACAAGAATCATATTACCGTCACCACCACGACACATAAAGTCGATGAAACCAGCACCATACCAAGAGAATGAGATACCAAGCATCTGCATCTTGTTTAGGTTAATGTTGTAACCAGAAATACCAGTACCATCAATCTTATCGATGTTAAACTGAGACTGTGGAATACGTTGGTCTAGAACTTGAGCAATTTTAATACCAGATGCGTTGTTAACACCACGATATTCTGGATTAACTGTCATAGTAGTATCATCAGTGATAGAACCAACGCGATAAGTCATACCACGAATAACGATAGAATCTCCAACCTTTAGCTGTTGCGTGAATCGTGTAGAAGTACCAGTAATAGCTTGAGAACCAGCAGTTGCAGTAATAAAGCCAGACAACTGGTATGTTGCAGAACGTTTAACAACAGCAAGTTCTTGTCCGTCGAATTCCCAGAATAATCCGTTTTGATCATCGAATGGACCGCAACGAGTAGTTGCTCCAATCCAGTTTTTAACAGTTACACGTGGTAAGTTAGTAATAACAGCTGCAGTTCCACCAAGTGTAGTAGTCGCAGCAACAGTAAATGTAGATTCGTTTGTGATACCAGTAACACCGTATGTACCATTATAACCAGAAGTTACAACACCAGCAATCTGAACAGTAGCACCAACCTGAAGACCATGGTCAATTTCAGTAGATACTGTAATAACAGAACCAACAGTTGTACCTGATGCAGAGATCTGGTCTAGGTTTAGAACTGGGTTAAACAAAACACCAGAAGTCCAGAGAATACCTTTACCAGACTGGTAACGCATATACTTCTTAGTCTGACGAGAGACAGAAGCACCATGTGATGGTAGGAATGTGCCAATGTTAACACCCCCGTCAAATGGACGATGTTGAACGTAAGCGTCTGAACGAGTATAAGTTTTAGCTACAATAGCAGAGTTAGCGACTGCTCCACCAACTCGAGCAGTAAATGTAAATGTCGTTGGAGATGGAACAGTTTCGATAAAGAAGTTACCACCCATTAGTGTGTGGTTAGTGCCAACAGATGTTACAACGTTAACGATAGGAGCACCTGGAACTAAACCATGGGGTGCGGAACAAGTCACTGTAATTTTAGATGGAGAGTTAGCATCAGAAACATATCCAGTAATTGGAAGTTCAGCTCCAGCATAGAAACCACCACGACGAGCATATGTTGATTGGTTGTAAACAGAAGTGCCGTTTACACCAACGATACCCTTGGCGAAGAATGTAAATGTGACTGTATCTGGAACAGTAGCTACAACGAAAGCACCTTCAGCACGAGCAGCATTAGAAACACCAGCAGTACCGAAGATAATAACTGGCTGCGCTACGGCAAGACCATGAGGTTGTGAACAAGTCACAGTCATAACAGATGGGTTACCACCGTCTGATGTGATGTTAGATACGAACAAGTCAAGACCTGGTTTTTCGTAAATACCTGGAATTCCGCGGATGTCAGAGTAGTTCTGCCACTTAGTTGGCTGTAGACCATATTCAAAGTCAGCGTCAATCAATGACTGTGGTTGAGCAACGCGCATACGTTCAATAGCATCGACGCCGAATGCATAAGGACGAATAATGTTACCGACTTGTTTTGGAGCATCAGTATAGATCGCAATCTTATCTGTGCTAAGCATAGTAGAAGTATCAGCTGCGAATGTTACAGTTGAAACTCCAGGCTGTTCTGAGTAGAACGTAGTGATGTCGCTTGGATCGTATACGATTGAACCATTCTTAGTAGGGTCACCAATCGCATAGATGTTTGTTTGTTGTGTCTTGTTCGCAATAATCAATAGTTGAGTCAGATCAACTTTTCCAGGAAACTTGAGTGTACCTTGTCCTGCTGCGTTAGGGGAGAATATGTATTTTTCAATTAACTGACGTGCCATGTTATATCCTTAGAAACCAAAAATAATAGAATAACCAAGATAGTCTGATTTGACTGATTGGTCAATGTTGTTTAACGAGATAATACCCGTAAAGCTCAATACACCTAAGTCGTAGATGTTACTAGAAACCTCAGTCAATAAACCAAGATTTTCTGATACTGTGACGTTTGAATCTGCAACAGAACCCAAGTCTGATTGAGATGTAGCGAAAACAGCAGATGCCACAACAGCATTTGAATCGGCGTTAATCCAATTAGAGCCAGTGTAAGTTAATACTTGTTGTGGTTGTGGGTTAACCAGAGCGACATCGTCTAGGTTAACAATTGTATTTGATTCCCACTTAACCCCAGTACCTGTAGAAGTTAAATGTTGGCCAATAGTGCCAGTCGTGGAGTTTGCTGTTAATGTGCCAGTCAACGTTAAGTTGTCGGCAGTAGCACTATTAAGAGAAGGGGATGTGAGAGTTTTATTAGTTAGAGTCTCAGTAGCTGAAGAAGAACCGAGATAACTTATTTGATTAGAAGAATTCTTGAAATACAGTTTACCATCAGCATAGTTTAATGCCAATTCACCGTAAGCCAAATCAGTCGTCAGTGGAACTTTTGCGCCAACTGATGACTTTTTGAGTATGATAGTATTACTCATCCATCTTCCTAAAAAGGTTAAAGCTGGGGTAAAAACCCCAGCGAACTAATTGTATTTAGTCAGTATTAATAAGTGCCGCCGTCAATGTTGAAACCATCTAGAGTAGATGTTCCAGCACCAGCACCAGTGATATTACCATAAGCAGTAATAGTACCAGTAGCACTCAATGTTGTAAACGCACCAGAAGAAGCAGTAGAAGCTCCGATTGGAGTGTTATTGACAGATCCACCGCTAACAGTAGCGCCAGTGATAGTCTTGTTTGTGAGAGTCTCATCACCAGCAAGTGTAGCTAATGTACCAGTTGTTGGCAATGTAACGCTGGTTGCGCCAGTCATTGTCAATGTACTTGCGTAAGCACCAGCAGTAGTAAGGTTACCGCCAAGAGTAATAGTCTTAGTGCCGTTGTTAACACCAGTACCACCATAAGTTGGAGATACTAAATCACCTTGCCAAGTACCAGTACCGATTGTACCAAGAGTAGTGATAGATGTTTGACCAACATAAGTTGATGCGATATCGATACTATCAGCGTTAACAGTGATTCGGTTAGAAGTTCCAACAACAGCCAACACACCAGATGTTAGTGTTAGACCGTCGCCAGCAACAGTAGACTTTAACTGTAGATTATCTGCAGAGATCTCTAAACCACCAGTAGAAGCAACGTTTACTTCTAGAGTATAACCGTTCTTAGAAAGACCGTTACCTGCAATCAGAGTACCAGAGCTAGAGAATAGAGTGAATGCTAAGTCTGTGGTACCAAGAACAATTGGGTCATTAGTAGTTAGAACGAAACCAGTGTCGCTATTTGCAGTACCTTGTTCAACGAAACAGAACATACCAGAAGTGACTTCACCACCTGGATTGTTATCTGCATCAGCAGAACGAACCCACGCACCAGAAGCGACTACGTAGATACCATTCTGAGATGCTGTGTTTTGGTCTTTAACAAGAACACGGTCACCAACAGAAAGAGCTACACCATCAATAGTTTGTGTATTAGAAAGAGTGATGTTAGCAGTTGTAGCAACTTTAACAGAACCTTTGATATCTAAACCAGAACGAGCAGCGTCAACGTAGTACTTTGTAGCAGCATCAGAGTCTGCTACAGGTTCTGCTAAGTTAGTGATACGAGAAGAAGAAACATCAACAGTACCTGTGCCATTAGGGTCTAGAACAATGTTACCATTAGTATCAGTAGAAGAAATAGCGTTACCAGTAACACGAATATTTCCAACATCTACTTGAGTAAGACCTGCAATAGTAGTTGAAGAACCACCAAGAGCAATAGTTGTAGTACCGAATGTTACAGAACTATTAACAAGAGAAGAATTTCCGATATTAGTTAGCGTATTAGAAGCACCACTAATAGTCTTGTTTGTTAAAGTCTGAGATCCAGTTAGCGTAGCTACAGTTGAATCGATATCGAATGTTACTGTATTTGCTGTGACGCTAGATGTAATACCAGTACCACCAACGAAACCTAGTGTCTCACTTAGAAGAGAGATTCCATCAGATCCAGTATCACCAGTAATGTTTAGAGTTGTGGCAATATTTGCTGTAGAGACAGCAGTGATTAGACCCTTACCGTTTACTGTAATAATAGGAATCGCAGTAGCAGAACCAAATTGACCAGTGTTACTGTTAACAGTCGCTAATGTGATTGCTTGGCTGTAGTTAGCAGAGCCATCGAAAGAACCAGAAGCAGTAGCGTCACCAGTAAAGGCAATAGTACGGGCAGTTGCTAGCTTAGTTGCAGTATCAGCATTACCTGTCAATGATGCAGTAATTGTACCAGCAGTAAAGTTACCTGAAGCATCACGCTTAACTAAAGTAGAAGCTGTGTTTAGGTTGGTCGCAGCAGTAACCATATCGGTGAAGAACTTACCACCGATGACTACGTGACTTGCAGCATTACCTGCAGTTTCTGAACCCATACCGATGTATAATCTGTCACCACCGTTGGATCCGTTGTCTGCTAAAGCAGAATAGGCTAATTCACCAGCTCCAAGGGTACTAGGGTTCCCAGATACTGATGAGCGTTTAATTCTAATAATTGATGCCATCTTTTATTTCTCCATTAAAATTCTCCACCTTCCATGTTCTGAGCATCGAGGGTGGTTGTGGATGTCCACTTGTTTGTTGTTGTTTTGTATACCAAAATAGACCCATTAACCTTAATTGTGGCATCAACGTCTGCGATATCAGACATTGATTCAACAACAGCAGGGTTAGCCACATTTGATGAAGAAAGTGTAAGAACACCCTCAGAGACTGCTACCTGAAGTGCTTCATCGGGTTGTACAATAGCGATTGTATCTGACATTATGTTTTAAATCTGTGTAATTTGCTGAGAGACTGTCACGATTCCTTCTACGACTCTAGTTTTAAAACCAGAAGGAGAAGTGATTTCTACGTCATATAACCATCGTCCAGCTGGAATGGTAGACGATTGAGTTGAGTCAAGCTGTAGGCGTACTTTGCCATTTACAGCATCGTAGATAGAAGCTGTGAAATTATAAGCAGTTGAGGATGTGTATGACTTTCTCATCTGAGAAGCCACTGTATATCCTGTTAAATTTAGAGCCTGTCCGTTAGTTGCAGCCACAGTGATGATATTACTGTAGTTTGCTCCAGCGTCCACGAAAAGGTTACTGATTGTCGCCATGTCTTAATCCTAAAACGATTCTTATCTTCTTATTTATAATCTTGGAGAATGCAAAAAGCGCCCGAAGGCGCTGATTATTTGTAGTAATTTTCTATCTTTCCTCTAAATTCGCTAT